CGCCCCGAATTTTGCGGCGTCCGGCAATGTATCAAAATCATTCCGCGTGGACACAGGCATCTTGAGTGCAATTTCAACGGCCTGCTGTGTGACTTCTCCCAATAACGGGGGGAGAGTCTTTGTCGTGTCATCCTCAGCAAAAGCCTTGACGTCTTGTGAGCCTTTGATGGGCTTGGCTGCCTTGTCATCACGCAGTTTTTCATCCTCACCGGACGAAACCTCAACCACGTCTTCATCGTCTCCCTTATCCTGATCTTTGGGGGTTGTCGCAAAAATTAAGTCGGGCTGAATCAACTGCATACGTGGGTACGACTTCACTCCTGGATAATTATAGTCAACGAGTGGCGGAATAATCTGATAGTTAAATATTTCGCACAATATTGAGGCGTCATGCTGCTCCAATTCACTCTTACGCCGCGTTGTCGTGGCCTCTTCTTTCGAAAAACCCCCAACCCGGCCTTCCTGCAACGCCGTAACGCTCCCTGTCAAGACTATCGAGATGATCTGTCCACACGCCTCATGAAAACCTTGCAGTGAATCACTGGCAATCGAAGCACTCAGCGCTTCAATAACATTGTCAATATGCGTGATGGTGACGGTATCACTCTTGAGTTTTTGTAACTCGTCTAAAAACGTTTGGCGTTCTGATTCTTTGCCTTTCCCGAACAAACGATTCCCGTACTTCCCAATATACGCTCCTGACCCGTTGCGCTCGTTTCCTTTTGCCCAAAACAGCAGATTCTTCCGCCAGTACTTTTCTATTAAATTGAGAATCCGCATTTCCGAAATTCCATAAGGATTCTCAAAATATGAGTGCATGGTTCCCCATGCCATCATGTGATCTGGCAAGCGGTGCAGAACGTTTGTTTGGTACTTTGAGTCTTTGACGTAAATTCCTTTTGGGTACGACTCCGGATCTTTCAGGAAAAATTCAGGATTCATGTCCAGCAAGTCAACCGGGAAGACTTTCTCTCCAAATGGAGTATCCCCCCTTACCCAATCAATTCCTTGCACAGTGCGGCCATACGTAATCATCGCATTGTTCATCTGTGAGAGGACTTGTCGCATCCCTTTTTTCGAGAAGGCTTCATCGAAGACCCACCTGACAAAGGCCAGAACCTCTTCGGACGTATCCCCATCGGGCGGTTTGACAATTTGCCCCTCATGGTATGCCCCTGTCCTCTCCTCCTCAAACGGAGAGGCGGCGATCCACAGACGGCTCACATCGCGAAACCGACGACCGGCAAAGCACAGTGGGGAAAGCCCAATATCAAAGAACCGTTCAAGACTGTCGGAAAGTTCAATTTCATCGGGACTGCCCTGTACATACGTGCCCTTACCATCCCACGTCCAATAGAACGATGGGAATGAAAAGCGATCTAATCCTTTGATGACCTTTCCAACGGATGTCGTGATAAAATCTCGAATCATATTGGTAAGATAAGAAATACGGCTTCCGATGTCAAGCTTCAAATCTAAGAAGGTATCTTCTTGGGTATAAAAAGAGAAATGTAATTTCTCAAAAAACACTTGACAAGCAAGGGATATGTCGTATTTTAGACAGTATGAGTTTTTTATTCATGCCACAAAAACAGACACGTGCTCTCCTCTCTGACTATATCAAGCATTCATGCCCTCAGCCCCCTTTTATTCTCCCTGAGTTTACCTCGTCTTGTCACCAGGTGGAGCGGTGGTGGAACTCCCGCGCAAAAATAAAATTACTGTGCGGTGGGAATCAAAGTGGAAAAAGTACAACAGGCGGGGCGTATGTTGCACACATTCTTCGTTCACAACCCGGCGGGAAAAGTTGGGCGTGTGCGCTTGACTTTCAGATGACGAGCATTCTCTATGATAAGCTCATGGAGTACCTCGCACCCGAAGAAATCCATGCGATTGTCTGGGCGTCTCGCGGGCGGAATATCCCATTCTCTCTGACGCATCATAATGGACATACTGTCTTTTTTAAGAGCATGGACGCCAGCCCTTCGAAGTTCGAGGGGGAACAAATCTCAGGGATTATTTGGATTGATGAGGAATGTCCCAAAAAAGTTATCTATACCTCATGCCTCGCCAGAACGACCAAATATGGTGCGCCGATTATTATGACCATGACCCCGCTGAAAGGGAAAACATGGGTGTACCACGATATATTTCAGCTTGCTGCGAACAGAAAAGCAGTGCAAGCTGACAAACGAAAAACAAATATCTATGCTGAAACGTTGTCGCTCTACGATAACATCTTCTTGCCTCGTGAACGCATTGATGAAGTGGTTGACGCCTACTCTGAGGATGAGATCCCGTATCGCGTCTTCGGAAAGTGGGCGCAGTTATCAGGCAGAGTCTATCCCAAATTCCGGTATGAAACCAGTGTCATACCATATACACAAGACCTGCTTGGTTCCTGCCATACGATTCTCAAGAGTATTGACTTCGGGCGGTGGAAGGCAGTGACATGGCTTGGTATCGATCACAATGAAAACGTGTATGTGCTACGTGAATGGAAGGAGGCTGAATATACCTTATCAGAAATGGCAGACGCGATAGACAGAATTGAATCTGAGATGGAGCGGAGAACAGACGATACGATTACAGATCACGCCTTCCAGGAACGGTATGAACTCGAACAGTATGGAATTCATTGTGCGCTTGCTGATAAATCTATCAGAAAGGGGATTGAAATCATGAATAGACGTATCCAACATTCGTCGTTTTTCGTCTGCGATTCGTGCCCCAAAACAATCGCTGAACTGGAAGAGTATATTTACAAGGAAGGAACGCCGGAACCCAAAAAAGGGCAGGATGACCATTTAGCGGACACCGTGCGCTATAACGTCACGGAGTCGGAACAATATTGCTCCGGTAAATTCGGGGATATCCCACGCATTGATAGCGTGGCAAAATCGGAGGTCGGATGATATGCCAGTAACCGTACTATGCCGAAAATGCGGACGTCTAAAAACACATTATGCCAAGGGGCTGTGTAAAACCTGCCATAATGAACCATACATCCTTGTGTTCAGGAGACGCGCTGATTATAACGAGAAGAATAGGGAGTACCAACAGACGCATTATATCAAAATGGTGCTCCAGGAGAATGAAGAGAAAGCTAAATAAGATAAGATAGAATATACCTTCTTAGATTTGAGGCTTGACATCGGAAATACTATTTCTTATTTTAATTGAAACAACATTATTACCCTACGGAGGACATTATGGCAATAGGAACTGAGAATAAAACAGGCGCAACGATTCTGAATCTTGTCTATGATACCGTCAACCACGCACTAAACGTTGTCACCACCGCGCTTGGCCTCGCATCAGACGCCACACAGAATGACCCCGTCACGGATACCATTACACAAATATCGCATGAAGCAAAGGACTTTGACGGGGCGGCTCTGCCGAATTCTGTTGATGAGGGGGACGCTACGCGGCCTGCCTCTACGAAACATGGCGTCACGTACTCCATGCCGGTCAATGAAGATGGGAGCAAAAGCCCCATCAATTTGTCGGGATATATGGACGTCGAAATCCAGGCGGATAACGCCGGGCTTGCGACTGAGAGTGGCGGAAACCTGGACACAATAGCAGGCGACACAACAGGCCTCAATACAAAGGAAGGGACAACCGGCGAGGCGTCTGACGTTGACGGCACACGGGCAGCGCAATTACGCTATGTCGGGGAAACGATAGAGACAGCGCGGGTTTTATTGGCGACGATAGATGCTGATACAGGGAGCCTGGACGGGAAGACCCCAACACTCGGAACGGCGGCGATGGCAGCGGCGTCTCCGATGACAATTGCAACTGATGATACACAATTCGGAGTGGTTGGTGAAGCTGCAAGTTCAACTGGGGGCGTCCATGCTCAGTTGCGAGATATAGCAGATTCAGTAGATGGTGACGTGTCACTTCCACCTGCAACCCACACGTCACCAGAAGACTTCATAGCGGCATTCACGACAGATGTCACTATCACGTTGACCGGACATCCTACAATTACAGACAATTCTCAGATTGCATACATTGTGTATATTCCAACCGGAGGAAGCGGAGCAGGACGATTAATCAATGGGCAAAATGGAGTAACGCTTACTGAGGCTGCTGGTGTGATCACGGTGAACGGAGGGGGCACGCCGTTCGCGGCAAGTGATGAATATCAGGTTGGGCTGAAATTGCAGGATAAAGGCTATGATGACACGAATGATGTCATCAAAAACATCAAACAGAATCTTGACCGGGGTGATTATACTGATGCGGTGGCGTACACGACGTTCACCCCTGACGATGTAACCTACGATGATGGCGCGGTTTTAACCTTAATATCTGCGAAAACACTCACTCTGTATTGGAGCAAGACGGCATCAACTAACGACGCGAATAACATAAAACTTATTGGATTGACAGCAGCGGACGGGGCAACTGATTATCAAGAATTATCAGCAGGTAGTCCGGTAGGAGGAAGAGTATTACTTGCAAGTAATGTTTATGAGGTTCCAAAGGCAGCAGATGTCAATTTCTATGTATTTGATGTCTCTGGCTTAAATTTTGGACGGTTCGACATCGCAAAAGCCACTGATGATGCACCTGGTTCTGATGCGACTTTCACAACGTACGTTTCTTATGGGTACTAAATTATGTCACAACATGTAATACAAGAACAGTTTCCACCGATTCCGTCAGCAGATAGTACTGCAAACGTGACATCTGCCGATGTAGGCGGTAATAAATTAGATACGGTCGCCGGGGATTCAGCGATTGCACTTGCTAAAATCAACGCCGCCGCCCTGCGACAATGGGCGGACGTTTGAAGAATTTAAGGATGCGTATCACAACACGGAACAGGAACAGGAATAAATGAGAGAATCACTCTATCCCATCAAAGGCAGTGACGTTGTTTTTGTAGAAACATTCAATTCGTTAACTGCTATATTGAGAAATGGAGGTGTGGCCGTCAGCCCTCCTACCATTGACGATGGGGTCGCTGATTTTATCGCTTCCGGATCGAATAAGATTATCTATCCTCCAAAAGGTGGAATTAAATCTCTCAGATTTCTGATTAATCTGGATTCTACAACAGAAAATATTCTCAAGTTATCATCTTCTCATTCTGTTACGGTAAGCGGAGGCACACTTTCAGCGACCGGGTTTTCTTCACCGACTATTTACGTTGATAATTCAGCGACATCAGCAATCACGACCGGCTGGAGAGAAGTCATTATCACAACAGCCACAGCAATCGCAGCAAATGATATTCAACTCGGATATGTAAGCGCGTATGGGGACTTCAAAATTGATAGCCTAGAGTTTTGCGCGCGTCAATGGACGGCAGCAGAAGTCTCTAATCTCTATCACAAGATGCAATACAAAGGATTAGTGAGAGATGGACTTGTAGGATACTGGGATTTCACCAAAGGGAGTTCGTTTGATAGATCTAGGAATGGGAATAATGGAGTTGATACGTTAGGGGCTGGAGGGTATAAGAAACAAGGATTAGAATGTGATGGCGCGAATACGAAAGTGGATATATCTAATTCAACTAACATGCAAGTTGCAGACGGGAGCTTTACAGTTGGGATGGTAGTAAATTTTGATCAATTCATAGCTCATGGTAACTTATGTGGGATAGAAACATTGGTAGCATCATCGAAAAGGATGGGTTCTTCGAACAACATTAACAGCACCAAATATAGTCGTCAATGATACAAGTGGAGCTATTAGTGCAGTCGGTGGGACTACTCTCACATCAAGCGTATCTTATTATTTAGTAGGGGTA